AGTACGTTGTAAGATCAATACCTCAAGAAGAAATAGATTATTACATGAAAAAAAATAAAGTAGTAAAAAAACCATATGTTGCACCTGTATATCGCAAATTCAATAAAGGTGGAAAAGCATTAAAAAACCTTATGAAGAAATATGGGGCTGGGGGTAGTGTAAGTGACTTTGGGGCTCAAGGGAACTTTACTACAAAGTATACCTCTAATCAACCAGATGTTGAAGAGTTAGAAGACCCAAACCTTATACTTGCAGATGTTGAAGAGTTAGAAGACCCAAACCTTATACTTGAAGAAAATATAATAGATGCTGAAGCTGAAACTGAAGGTCAAGTTCCTATTGCCCCAATGGCAGAAGCTGAAAACAAGGTGGAACGTGCTTTCTCTGGGGCTGCGAAGGGGGTGACTGTTGGATCGCTTCTTGGTCCTCTAGGGTCGCTTGTAGGAGGCGCTATTGGAGGTGTAGCAGGTTTTTTGAAGGGTAAGAAGGAAAAGAGGAGAAAGAGAAGACAGGAGGGAATAAAAGCTTCTTTTAATGAAGGAGGGCAGGTACCTGAAAAAGAACCTGATGTAAAGGATTTATTGCATCAGCTTAATCGGTTTGGTAAAAAACCTAGGGGATTACGTGGATCATGGAATATGCCTCCTGATGAAGAAAGACAGATTCCTCGACATAACGATATATATAAATACCTAGCTTCTCGTGGCATAGACACTAAAGATGATGAAATAGCTAAAGCTTATATAATGCCTGGATCAGTAGCTGGTGCGGGGTTTGTAGATGGGTATGATGCTTCTGCGTATTCGGAAAAAGGTAGGTATTTAGACCCTACAAAACCATCTAAGCCTGACCTAATGAATGCTGGGGAGTTTGGTGCACCTCCGTTCCCTAATACTAAAGGGCAAAGGATTATGTTAGCTAGCACCCAATTAAAAAACCCTACTACCAGAATAGAAGAAGCTGTGCATAGCCTTCAACAACAAAGATTTCTTGACCCATCTGTATCCGATTCTAAGATAGGGGGGAATAAACGTCGATTATATCAGATGTTAAAAAAGCAACCGTGGCTTAAAGAGTTGTCGCCTGATATGGAGAAAACCCTTACTAAAGGTAATTATGCTTTAAAGGGTCCAGGAAGTACGTCTGAATTCGAAGCAAAACTTATTGCATCTAAGATGACTATGATTCAAGATGGAGTCCTTCCTGAGGATGGAAAGGTATCGGATAAAGACTTAGAGGTTATAAAGCAATGGTATGAAAATTACCAAAATAAGACGGGAGAGACGCTGTGGGAGTCAGTTTTATTTCAAGACTTCAGCGATAAAAAGTATAGAGATGAGATCTTAAGCACTTTAAATAAATTATAATGAATATAAGCAGAAGAAAAACTCCAGGCATGAGGATAAGGAAGTTTCATGACGGTGGAAAAGCTCATGAACATCCACATTCAGACACAACTAATTACATAACCAGTGCTTCTGAAAGAATCAATAGACAACTATTTAAAGAGTCAGGGGGAGAACAAAATCCAAACACAGCTGTGTCTCCAGCGGGAGCTATGGGGAAGTGGCAGATAATGCCAAGCACTCAACAAGACTTACAAGATAGAAATTTTATACCTACAGGGTTAGATCCATTTGACCCTAACGACAGTAAAATTATGCGAGACGGAAAAATTAACGCTCTATTAAAAACTTCTTTTATATCTAATCCACCTAAACCTATACCAGAGGTTAACAAACTAGCCCGCATATACGCATCTTATAACTACGGGGAAGGGAATGTTAGGAAGGCTTTAAATGAAGCTTCGGAAAAAGGGGTTGACATATATGGTGATCCAAGACAATGGCTTGATTTCCTACCTGAAGAAACTAAAAATTACGTAAACTATATACTTTTTAATGACTAAACCTAAAAACGAATTCGATCTACCCTCACCATGTTTCCTAAACCAAGAGAAACTAAAAGAACAAGAAGCTAAAATAGAGTCTGGAGAGACGGTATGCAATATAGATGCTCCAGAAGACTGTGAAAGTTGTAGCGGATAATATATTATATTTGTAAAAAATAAAGAGTTATGCAGATTAGAAAATATAGAATGGGTGCTAAAACCCCAGAATACTTAAGTGGAGGCCAAGTTAAGTTAGATAAAAATAAAGACGGTAAAATTAGCGGAGAAGACTTTAAGATGATGATGGCTGGTGGTGTAATGCCTAAATACAACATGGGTGGCCAGATGCAGGGGTCTCCAGAACAACCCGCTCCAGTTAATGTAGGTGAGTTATTAGAGATGTTGTCACAGATGCCGACTGAAGCAAAACTTTCCCCTGAGGAAGTAGCTCGATTTATTATGGGGGATCTCCCCATGCAGCAGCCTTCAATGAAGCCTCCAGTAGAACAAGAACCTTCGTTAATGGGTCTTAGAGGCGGAATGCAATAATACATGGCTACTTTAAACGTAACTATAAGCGAAGAGCTAACTCTTAATGGAGCCGACAGAGGGTCTACAAATACTCTTGCTGTAGCTTCTGTTACTCAGTTATACCATAGGATCGTTACTTGTCCTGCAAGCCAAGATACTACAGTAGCAACGTTTGCCAGTACAGTAGATGACAGCACAAGCGCAGCTGGCAGTATAGATGTTGGTGATGTAAAATACGTAAGATTAACAAATCTAGGTACAAACCCTGTAAACTTGTCTTTACAGGTAGGTACAACAGACGGTGGAGATGGTGCTGCTGATGAATCTGCTACAATTCTTATTGAAGCTGGAAGAAGTTTTATTATGGGTGCTACGACTGACGCTATAGCTGTTAACGATACGAATGCAAATATAGACGTGTCAATGCATGAGTTAGAATCATTACTTGTTGATCCAGGTAGTAACGCAGTAACAGTAGAAGTATTTGTAGCTAGCTAATATGAAGCCTATTAAAATATACGATCATGGTGGAGTTCACTGGGACATGCCAGAATATGAACCTACTAGAAGAGAATTAAGGAGAGAAGAAAGAGAGGATAAAAAAGGGATGATTCCTGCAAGATTTAGAAATAGAGGTCAGGCTGGGCTGGATGCGTATAGAGCAATGATGCAGGAAAGAGGCGGTAAAGGGTTTAACCCCTTAGCTGCTCTTAAAGGCTTGTTTCAAAAGAAAAGAGGAAGCACACAGAAATCAGCAGAGAACGTAGGGATGAAGTGCTCTAAATATGGTTGTGGGGCTTATGGGTATTAAAATAAATTAAGTTCAGAAATTTAAAAAAATGAAATTAGAGGTAATTAGATTCAACAAAGGAAAGGATTCAACAAATGGGATACTATTTAATACAACGAATGAAAGAAAATTTTTATGCTATACTCTCGAAGATGAGAGCCGTACTGAAAAAGTGTGGGGAGAAACTTGTATACCTGAAGGAGAGTATTGCGTCGGTCTTAGGACTGTGGGGGGGCATCATGCTAAGTACTCTAAAAGGTTTTCTGACATCCATATGGGAATGCTTCACGTACTTGATGTCCCTAATTTTAAATACATTCTTATTCATTGCGGCAATACTGACGAAGATACTGCTGGATGTTTGCTATTGGGTGATTCGCAAGAAAACAACAACATCAAAGAAAATGGATTCATTGGACGATCTACCCAAGCATACTTCCGAATCTACGAAGACATTGCGAAAGCGATCGAAAGCGGGGAGGAAGTAACTATAACATACCGAGATTTTGCTACATGCCTTCTTTTATCGCAAGACGATGCGGTAAAGATGCTTGACGAGTGTTAGAGGTAGTTAAACTTCTAAATCTCTATATACTCTCTGCACAAGAAGTCTGGCTTTCTGAGTCAAAGCATACCTAACCCTGTAGTTAAACTTTGTTTCATCCCTAAAAAGGTGATCTTCAAAAGTCTCAGAAGGGGTAAGCTTATCAAAATGTTTATATAGATACCCCTTATTTACCAATGGGTATATAAATCTATTCTGTGTATTGTTCCTGTTCATAGCTAAGCTTTCTGCTGCGTACTTTATCGTAAAGAACTGAAGGTCATACCCCCAGAAAAGGAACTCTACATGAGAGAAGTTAATGTCGTACTCTTTGTTTATAAAGTGTTTAACAACTTTTAATTTCTTTAAATAGTTTCTGCGGATATATTTCTTATCTTGCAAAGAGAACTCTCTAAAAAGTTTCTTTTTAGGTACTTTACTTTTAGGCATTTAATAAATTATTATTATGAAAGATATAGCTTTTTTATTAGAGATTCAAAAATTAGCACTAGAAATGGATAGCCTTGTTGATAAGTATGACATGAGGGATAGATTTGTGTCTATATTAGTTTCTGGATTCTTACAAGAAGATGATTATGGGGAATTAAATATGAACGCTATATATAGTTACCATCTATCTACTATCTTTGAGCTAACGGAAATATTGGATTTCATAAACAATACATTTGAACACGAATTTGAATACGACCCCCCAGAAAACTTTGAAAACTTTGACGATGACGTAGATGATTTTTTAGAAAGCTTGGGGATAGATACTGAATAAAATGGAAGGAATTATTAGAAAAATTGTGGTCGGAAGAGACCCAAAAGACGGTATGGCTTATTATATAGGTATGAGAGCAGGGGCTGGAAAAGTAAGCACAATCGTTCAAGACGAAAGATATCTGGTTAAACACAGCAGAAACAGATACCTCGTATATATGCAAGATACAGAGGGCGTCCAAACCTTATGGAAGGCTATAGACGGTATGCCATGTATGTTAGAATTTGACTGCAACTTTTAAAATGGTAAGATCTCAACTATATACTCCTGGCGGAGAGTTTACTTTGCCTGACGGTTTTGACTATGTAGGCCCGTATCACGTTCACGTAAATCAAGGGGCTATGGTAGGTGGGTTTCACAAAGCCTCAGCTCATGACAGGCTAACCCCCTCTACTGCAGCTTCTAGGTCTTCAATGCGAAATATAATGCAACAACTTAGGTCCCAACAAGCGCCAACAAGAGGAGGGCGAACAAGATCTTCAGGTGGTTCGGGTTCTGGTGGTTATTAAATAAAATCCAATGAAAACATTTAATTTATTTGTCGTTAAGCTTGAGAAAAGGCTTAAGGACACAATTACTTCAGATAGCGGACTTGAGCTATATATAGATTCAAAGTTTAACGACTTTGACAATCGAACAACTGAAGGTCCCGTTGTATGCGTACCCTTTAAGTTTGATACAGGAGTAGAAGTAGGGGATACTTTATACTTTCACCACTTAGTAGTTCTAGGTGGAGATAATAACGGGCAGATCTTCACTGAAGAAGACAACACCTATATTGTTACTTACGATCCAAACAATGCAATTGGGAACCAGGCTATAGCGTATAAGAGTCAAAAAGATGGTAAGATACGTTGTTTAGCGGGTTGGTGCCTATTGAAATCTGTAGAGCAAGAGGAGTTAAAGCTTCAGTCAGACCTTATAGAAATTGTAGACCTAAAAGAAACCTTACCTACTAAGGGTGAAGTAGCCTATACTTGTAAGTCAGCTGATGAGCAGGGGGTTCTCCCAGGAGACATTGTAGGGTTTAAACAAAACAGAGATTATCGTATAACTATCGACGGGGTAGAATATTACCGCACCCGCGCAGAAGATTTAATGTATGTCGAAATATAAATTCACTACCGTAAGCGCCTCTAAAAGGCTTATGCAAAGCATGGAGATAGCTATAGACAATATGATCGAAGAGATTAAAAAACCTGTAGACCCAGAAATAAACGGGAGTGCTCGTAAAGCGGAACTGCAATCTATAAAACAAACGGCTACGGACTGCAAAGAGCTTATTATAGAAAGACAAAGGTTGTCTCAAATGGTTAAAGACCTTGAGGTTAGCGGGGATATAAAAGACATAAAGGACTACTCTGGAGGATTTGCTGAAAGATTTTCTAAGTAATGTGTATTGTTACTAAATATAAAGAATGTAAAGATTGTAAAGAGGTTAAACCTAAAAAGGACTTTACTCCCCATAAAAAATGCGTAGATGGGGTTGAGGGTTCATGTAAAAAATGCAGAGCAAAAAGAAAGCGTGAAACTCATCAAATAAAGAAAAAACAATTAGTTTCTCTTGCAGGCGGGAAATGTGAGGTTTGCGGTTATGATAAGTGTGATTCGGCTTTAGAGTTTCACCATCGAGATCCATTACAAAAATCTTTTGCTATTAGCGAGTCTAAAAGATCATTTAAAAACTTATTAGCTGAATCTAAGAAGTGCGCTCTTTTATGTGCTAATTGCCATAGGGAGCTTCACGCGGGGTTAATTAAGTTGTAACTTTACGGTATGAAGAAAATATTATTTGTTTTATTATTGCTACCTGTATCTGTTCTCTCTCAATGTAACCAGCATGTATTTACTTCCGTGGGGGCTGAAAAGTGGACTAATTTTCAATACCAAGATTGTGACGGAGGAGACCATTATTTTGGATTGCCTGCGGGAGGGTATACTATAATTTACTGTGCAGACATAGGAACAACTTTTGTTTTAAACGGAGATGGATTTGTCTACCCGTTACTTACAGAGCATCCTAATTATGCTTCATGTGTACAGGAGGATACATGCCCTGGGGATTTGGATAATAATGGAGCGGTAGACGTTCAAGATTTATTATTATTTTTATCAAACTACGGTGTATGCGAAGACTAATATACCTATTAGCTTTATGGGTTCCAACGCTATCTGCACAATGCGATGTAGCTATAAGCAGCTGGGATGCAGCGTCAGGTGATATTGTTATTGAAGCAATCAATAGCGAAAACTGTGGTTGCAATGAATTTACAACTGAAGGTAACACGTGTGAGAATAGCGCTAGTCCGCATATAAATAATAACACAACTGTTAGTCATATAGTTTTAGGGTTACATGTAGAAGGATTAGATTACAATTGGTTGGATTGTTTGACTGGGGTTAATCACCCAGGTTGGACATTTAAAGTGTTTACTCTTTACGGGAATCAGATATTAGAGAGTGGTAACACTTGGAGCGCTAATGTTTATGATTATAATGGATCTACAAATAGCTGCTGGGAAGAAATTCTTGCTAACGACAGCCTGTGTACTGAAGTTGTAATATGGCAAATCAACTTGTCTCGAACAGCCTCTACAGAGGAGGGCGGCTGGGCCGTCAATGGCGGTGGTGCTGTTCAAACCCAAAACTACCCTGATATAGACCTTACAAATAACTTTGCAATAAACTGTGCCCCTTCTACGTGTGACACCGTGTATATAGACGTTATTGAGTACGTAGATGTTATTGAGTACATTACAGACACACTTTACATAGATGTTGAGTGGGTAACTACAGACACACTATACATCACAGAAATGGACACATTAATAGAGTATGTCCAATTACCGCCAGATACTCTATACGAGTATATTTATCTAACAGACACAATGTATGTAGACGTAGTTGTGGATAATTACGTTTATGTTACAGATACCTTAACGCTTACTGAATACGTATTTTCAACCGAATATATAGATTGTTATACAGGTTTGCCTTGTGAAGACGG